CACTTCTAGCTAAGTATCGTGAGAAGGTTCCGTTTGTTAAGGGTTTAGCAGACTTCGTATCGCAAAGAGCCAGCATCAATGGGCAGATCCGTACAATGTCAGGACGCTTGTGCCGGTTTGATATGTGGGAGCCTAAGACCTTCGGGTATAACAAGCCTATGAAGCGCGAGGAGGCCGAGAAAGAATATGGTCATATACTCAAGAGGGCGTTTACCTATAAGGCTTTGAACAAGCTAATCCAAGGCTCGGCGGCAGACCAGACCAAGGTTGCTATGGCAGAATGCTACAAGGAAGGGCTGGTGCCCCTACTCACAGTGCATGACGAACTGTGCTTCAACGTGGAGTCCAAGGAGCAAGCGTCAAGAATCACGGAGATTATGGAGACCAGCACGGAACTAAAGGTGCCGAGTAAGGTTGATCAGGAACTAGGTAACAATTGGGGAGAGGTTGGCTAGTCCGCCAACGCCCTCATGCGTGCTACCAAACGTCTAGCTCGGTTGGGAACCTGCGTATACCATCTGGAATCGACCATCTGGTCAGCCGCTTCGTTGTAGTCACGGGCATCAACTCCAGCTTTCATACCAACGAATTTTGACAATCGAGGCCGACCCATATTGAACATCATGTTACACAATATGTGTTGTAGCTCTTCGTCAAAATCATCAAAGTCTGGATACAGCACTTTGCACTCGTCTATGGTCACTGCTATGTCTAATGCGAACAACTTCCGCACTCGTTCTTGTTCGACTACAGTGCCGACTGGCTTGCCATATTCTTCGTCATGTTCAGTAATTAAGTGACCCACACCACACGTTGGTAGTGCTAAGTGATCTAAATAGATCTCGTATTTGCAGCCTTCGTCTTCGGCTATTTCTTCGCGTAACTTATCTTTGTTCATGGGGTTGTTCTTCCAAGACTCTGCGCTAATGCGGCTGTAGCAGGGTCGGGTAGCAGGATTGAGGAGACTTGTCCCGCTGTTCCAGCCGTAGCAGGCTGTACGTTTGGAGCTTGAGTCAGTGCCGATTGTGTGGCTTGCACCGCTTGATTAGCCACAGGAGCAAGTTGCTGTCTAGCCGCCGCCGTTACAGGCCGTACTTCTTCAGCCGCTTGCTCTACGCTCATGCGTGTGCCTTGAACGGTAGCCGCTGATGCCAACTGCCACATGGTCTGAAATCCTTGTGCAATCGGATCGTTAGACTTGAATTTACCAGACAGAAAGTCTTTGACTTTATTTGGTTGACGCGAAGCCATCATCATCTTCAACACCTTCGGATTACGAAGGGCAACGGACATTACTTTGAACGCCGCCGCTGTAGGCAGTGTAGCAAGCGGGTTCATAATCAAACTGGCAACACCAAGACCAAGTGCAATGTTTGGTGCAGCAAGACCACCCTTGCCAGCAATCGAGGCGTTAGACGCACGAACCATAGTCTCTGCCATGGCGTTTAATCCTTCGGCGGCACCCTTACCAAACATGGTATTTAGTGTTTCGTCACCATATGACCGCAGAACAGACTGAAGTTTGTTACCCAACCTGCCTGACTTGAACGCCTCGACAAAGTCATCTGTCATACGAACTGAACCAGCCTCGTCTACCGTGGCACCGATTTGCTTCAGGACTCTGCCCATGGCGGCATCGCGTACCAGTTCCATGGTTGGAACTTCACGACCATTAACAGTAGATACCTTGTTGCCAAGGAACTTCTGTGCTTCTCGGATTGAGGCAGGGTTTCTAAATACAGTCTGCGCAATCACTTCAGGATCAGTTGTTGACTGTAGTGTGCGAAGAACAACATTACTGTCCACCGCCGCACGCCGCGCTTCTGCCGCTTGTAAGTCTTTCAGAGCCTGACCAAGTGGTTTGCTTCGCAACTGTTGCACAATTCCGGGTGCAAGGTTTGCTTTTCCTCGTTCCAGAACTGTCAAAACATCGTTTACAGCTTTTAAGTCATTACCTAGTAGTTTGTCTACGGTTGTGCCTTTTTGTCTGATGTTTGCCACCAGCTTAATAGGGTCGATGACCTCGACTCCTGTAGCAGGGTCGATAGTCAAGGAGCGTTTGACTTGCTCCTGTATATACATCTTCGACAAGCCTTGCCGTACAGCTTCAGCTTGCTCGGCTCCTGTACCACGGATTGTAGCACGCTCGGCGGCTTCGGCCTCGATCTCACGAGCCTGTTTTTCAACCATCATACGAGTACGATTATTAGCAGGTAGATCTTTCACTGCTTCCAAAGCCTCTTCTACAGTACGAGTTCCAATAGTACGAGACTTTAGTATTCGTGTACCCTCTGCAAGATCCACGATTCCAGTTTCCGCACCCAAGGCTTTACCTGTTGGTGCACCACGAATAGCCTTGAATAGTTGATCTAGTGCCTCTGGATTGTCCTCTTGTATGATCTTGTCGAACACAAACTTCATGTTCATCTGACCAGATTTAGTCTGCTTTATAATGTCTTGGACAACGATGTTATCGAATCTACTAATGCTGTCTTTGTAGAAGTCATTTGTTCTGTTCAATAACCGTAATGCCTCACTTGCTTCACCCGTTGATAAATCCATTTTAAAACCATCAGGTCTGATGATTTTATCTCCCGCACGAGCAACTCCGGTCTCTAAACCTTGTGTAGACATTTGACCAAGCGTAATCTCCGCATCTGTAAACGCCTTATTAACAGATGCTTTTAGTGCGCCTAACGCACCTACATTCACATCATTAAGAAGGGCTGGGTTGCGAGAAGCGTCAGTCAATCCTGTACGAATACGAGATAGTTCTTGTGCAGTAGCAAACCCACCTCCTTTTCCATCTCCTAACCCTCTTACCTGTGCAGCAAAACGTGTCGCTCCAATATCTGCAATACTGTCTTCTGTTAGCCGGTTAAGTTCTTTGATAATACCAGAAACAGGAATAATTTTCTGACCGCGCAACTTGTCATTAACCATTGTGTACAAACGATCTACGTCTTCGTCAAACACGCCTTTGCGCTGACGGATCATTTCATCAAGGTTCTTAGGAATGGTCTTGCCATCCTTGAGGTTACGCATGATCTGATCAATCTCACCCTTGACCGCATCGTCCATACGCATCTGTGCGTTAGCCAGCTTTTGATCTGCGCTAGAGTAAAAGTCTGTAATGTCGCGCTTTACGATCTCATCAAGGTTGTTGATTGCTGTATCGTCCGCGATCCCAAACGCACGCATCTGTGCCAAAGATTGCTCAAGGTTCTGCATCGCCGCCTTTTGATTCGGGAACACACCTTCGTAAACGGCTTGCAAACGATTCAAGACTGGACGGAATGCTTCGTCCGTAGCACCAGCAATCGTAGGGCGGAAACCTTTAGCGATTACTTCACGAGCCTGCGCACGCAATGCTTCGTTCTCCGCGCCACCTGGTCCTTTGATAATACGACCAAACAGTTTGGAGATGCCTCGACCCACGCCTTCGCCAAACATACCAAAGGCACCCTCTATGGCACTATCACGAACAATGTCTGTAGGGGATTGCATCTGTAAGCCTTCAGCGGCTTCAATGCCTTCATCAAGCAACTTGCCTCCAGCGGTGGCGGCACCCACAATCAACATACCCGGAACAAAACCTACACCGGACGCGGCAATCGCGGCACCCGTGCCAGCAATAATTGGCAACGCTGTCGCGCCAGCAAACTCTTTTACATCATTAAACGAAAAGCCTTCTTCGTCTACCGCAAGTTCACGGCCTTCACCCAAGCCAAGTTTGGTGCGTCCGTCTTGTGTCAGGATATGACGACCAAGCGCATCTACACGGAAACCCTCGTCACCCACTACCGTCTTCAGGTAGTTGGACTTCTCTTCGTCTGTGTCCATGCGACCAAACTGAAAGCGCGAGAACCCAGCAACACTGTCCACGCCAGTGCGATAATCGACACCCGGTTCCTTGTAGTTGCTTACATATTCATCTTCAGTGATCTGATCACCCGTAACAGGTTCAAGACCCGCCAATCGCATTTGACGAGCATAATCACGTTTTTCATCTAAGGAAGCATTAGCGAAATCTATTTCTGGTTGTGTTGGTTCAGAGTCAGCAAAGAAAGTATTAAAAATTAATTGCTGCTCTTCTTCCGTAGGAGTCTCACCAGCAATCTCAACCTGTTGAACACCTGTAGGAGTTTCAACTTTAATAATAGCCATTTGCGACCCCTAACTTCTTCTATAAATTCCGTCATCTCCAAAAGTAAGCATGGAGCGAGAACCTTGAGGCAAAAACGGCTGCAATCGTTTACGTTGAGCCGAGACTCGTGTGCCGAGTGCCGAACCGGAAGGAGTAAGGAACTCGGCTCCCGTTTCCTCTAAAGAGTTCAATTTATCAAGTGCTGATTTCTGTGCATTCTCAAACTCTACTAGAATCCCTCCGAGTTTACTGTCTAAAACATTTGAAGGAGTTGTCATTAACCCCAAGACACCTCCACTTAAAACCGCATCTGACATGTAGGCATCAGCCAACCTGTTAACGTCTTGGTTAGAAATAGAGTTTGCAGACTGATCTTTACCAAGCGTTAGTGGCACCAGTTTTTGAAAAACCTTTCTTAAATCAGCAATGGCTAAATCTCTATCAGTATATTCAGTAGCATCAACACCAGCTAATGTCATAGCTTTCGCAAGCATAGAATTAAAACCTGGTTGAAAGCCTGTTATATTACCTTCAGCATTTGCAATCATAACTTGTTTTGTAAGATGCATAGCATTGTTTGCCTTGATGACATCAGTCACGCTGTTGTCATAATCTTCCACATATTCTGTAATCTTTTTTGGCGTATCAAGAGTTCTAGACTTAATTCCATCTGCTTGAGCTTTAGCAATAGCCGCGTCAAATGCGGCTTGTTTAGTAAGTAGAGCAGTCGCCATAGAAGTACCTTGAACTCCATCAGGCAACCCGTTTTCAAGAATATCAGACTTTCTTAAAGATATTGTTGTGCCTTCTTTACTGCCCGTAACAGTGCGCCCGTCTGGATATCTGTATTTTTGTCCCGGCATCAAAACATAATCGGAAGTTTGAAATTCTGCGGCGCGTTGCAGTTGACGTTCTGCGGAGATGTCTTTCAAACCATATTGTAAAGCGGAGAGCTTTACCTGTCGATTAAACTCATCTTTTTTACCTTGGTCTTTAATCAACATATCCGCGCCTTGCTCCATGGCACTTGCAATGTTTTCAATGGCTCGAGGACTCTTACCCGCCGCCATGGCAAAACCAATTTTTGCTAAAGCTAGACCCTTGTCTATGCCCTTGTATTCAGGAGCGTTCTCAGTGAACTCTTCCATAAGTGACTTTAACTGATCCTGCTGTTCTTCCTGAGTGCCGCTGTTTATAACGCGGTCAATCTCTTCCTTGGCTGTAGGTGCAGCATCACCAGTGCCTGTGCTGTCACCCGCGCCGCCAGTGGCTGTATCATTAGTGCTCTCAGTCGTTGTCTCTGGCATTGTTCCGTCTGGTGCTATATTACCAAATTCATCACCATAATCAGGTTCTGTAGTTGGCGCGTTACCTAAATCATCTCCGTCATATTGACCATCAGGACCAACCGGAACAGGCTTTTCAACTGCAATAGTTTGTGACCCAGGTGCGGCATTCATAATCTCTACAACATCTGCTACTTCTTGACTGGTTTGGAAGCCAGACAATTTAGCTAGGTCAACACCTGTTGGGTCTACCTTACCTGATAACAAGGCGTCAGAAAGCGCCTTTGGAACAGAAATCTCTCTGTTGTTTATCTGTTGTTTTACACTGTCGGGCAAAGATTGCTTCCCTGAAACAACAGCCGCAACAAACCCCGGAGTAAGCTCATCGCTTGTGAGCGGGGAAAGAAGATCACCAATAGCGTCCATACCACTAGCAACTCCGCCGACTACAGCATCCACAGGAGTTGCTGCTATTCCAGCTAAGTCACTTCTAGTTTGTTGCCCCACAGTCATAGGGTTAGGGTTAGTAACCATCGACTTTAACCCACCACCATAAAACTCTCTAAAACTCTGTTCCGGCTGTGGGCTTCTAGACAGGACAGAACCGATACCAGACAAAGAGCTTGGGTCTAAATTGATTGTAGCCGATCCTGAGTTCATAGTTTGACGCAAAGGAGCAGTTCCACGACCTTGAAGAACATTCATTCGTGCGTTGAGCAATGGAGATGCACTCCGAGCCGCATTAATAGCCTGCGCGTTAGTTACGGAAGAGTTTCTAACTGGTTGCGAAAGAGATGTATTTGCACCAAAACCAGAAATAGGAACTTGTCTAGTTTGAATCCCATGAGTGTGACCAACAGGACCACCCGCATGAAACTTCTGTACAGGCGCAATACCCGCAGACATATTAAGAGCGTTACGGGCGTTACGCGGCTTGAACATTTTGCGGTTATATACGCTCATTATGAACCTCTCTGTGCGCCTAGTAGCCCACCAAAGATACCCCCTGCACCAAACGCACCAGACTGTTGCAGGCCAGCAATACCCATGCCCAAACCAGCAACTTGAGACAAGGTGCTAGGTGATGGAGCCGTGCGACTAGTCAGTGTGCTTGTTTGTGTCGGTACGCCACGGAAGATATCAGACATGAATCCGATACGCTGATATGGCTCAAACTGACGCTAAAGGCTCGTGGCTCTCTGTGCCTCAAGCTCTGCCTGTTGCTGTTGCTGTTCCTGACCGCCAAGCTGTGACAGGATGCCAATGTCTCTATTTTGCGCCGCTTGTGCAGATTCGCCCATGGCTGCCTGCTGTAGACCCAGCTTACCAAACAGTTCGCCAGCTTGCTGCGAGCGATCCTGCGCTGACTCAAATGCTTGCGCACGAAGTTGTGCCGACTGCCTTGCAAAGGCATCCGCTGTATTACGCTGTAATTCCTGCTCGGCTACGGCTTGGCGAGAACCACCAAAGGCTCCTGCCTGTACTGCCGCAGAACCAATGCGCTGACGCTCCATATCCGCTTGACGCTGTAGATCCGTGAGGCTCTGGTCAATCACATCTTGTGTGTATGGTGACATATATTGCTGATAGGCACCCGGTTGCAATGCCGCTACACCCTGACCCAGAGTCGCTGCGCCAGCCTGCATCATCGGCTGATACGCGCCTACACCACCAATTCCAAGCTGAATAGCCTGCTGCTGGGCAGGTGTCATGCCAGCTACTTGATATGCAGGAATCGTGGTCGGCTGATTCGCCATCGTAGAGGTGCTGGCAAGCAGATCTTTCAGGAAGGTTTCCTGATACTCCGGTAATACCTGTAGCTGTTCGGTGCGGACTGTTTCAGCCATTATGCCATCCTCTCAAACTTATCCATCATGGCGTACAGACGCTTGGCACCAAGCTCCCTGTTTCCATTGCCTGCGCCTACGACAGACTTTTCCTTGAACACAAATTCACCGTCCGAGAGTCTTGCCTCCTGAACTTTCTTACCATTCTGATATATGCCAGCGTTTATACTGTCAGAGGTTCCAGTACCTGGCCCCTCAACATAACCGCCTTCTTTCAACGTAATAATACCGCCTAGAGCCATATTCATAGACTCTTCTCTGCGCGCCATAATAGCATCTTCAAGTTCTTCTGCGGTATCGTAAGCCATACCCGTGACTTGATCTGTAAACAATCCTTTAATAGGCGTACCTTTGTAATCTGGACGAGACTCAAGCTCACGAGGGCCGTCATCCGTCATATCATCTTCATCACCTACGCCAGCAAGAGCCAACAAGTTAGAACCAAGATAGATGTCCCCGCCTGTTATTCCTGTACCAAAGATGCCGCCTTTTGCCGCTTCGGTTGCGGCGGTTTCGGCTACTTTGCTAGCGGCTTGATCAGCAATGACTTTTTGTGTCGCGCTTTGTGTCGCCGCTGCGCCAGCCGCTGACTGCGCCGCAGTTGCACCCGCACCTTGAACCCCTAGAGCACCAAGCCCTGATCCTGCGCCACCAGCCAGAATAGCGTTCATTACCGCATCTTTAGGGTCGCCTCCAGCTACAAGTGTACCAATGCCAGAGCCAAGAGCCGCGTTCATAGCCGCACTACCAGCAGGACCGCCTAGAAAGTATCCAGCGGCGGCACCAGCAATAGGAAGCAGTGATTTCAGACTAAGACCCAAGAGTAGACCCTCCGAGCGATTGTGGCATAGTCACCGTGATTGTGGTGTCTCTTCTTTCTGCGCCAGTCCATGGCTCGCCGCAATCTGGGCAGTTACCATCGGGGTAGCTCGCTACCTCTTCGGGCGTGTCAACTTGATTAGGGCAGCTGACGCAATATACTTTATCAGAACTTGTGCTCGGTGACCAGCGGCTACCGTCAGGCATTACAATTACATTATCATCCGTCATGGCACCACCACCGTTACTGTTCCTACCGCGCCAGTTGCGCTTTCACTTCCTGTTAATATATCACCTTGTCGCACAATACGCAAAAAACCGCCGGCATCGTAGATATCACCCACTTCAAGCGTATTAGCCACACCGTCTCCAGGCACCCCAGTAAAGTTCAGAATCGGGTTGCGCTGGTCATCAATCACGCGGTCAAGGTTACGAGCTAGCTGGTTAATATAGGTCTGATCGTATTCACTAGGCGCAACAGGCAGAATCGTGCGGACTACTTTTGTCATCGGCGCCCATCCGGTCTTAAATCAAGGCGCGGTGCCCCAAGACGCCACTTCACCCCTTTGTCCGCGTTACTAATCTTAAAGTTCATGCTCCTACCTCGAGCACGAAGAAATATCTGATTCGTGTATATATCAGAACTAGACTCTTCCACAGAACCACTTACGGTCTCGGTCACCGCCTTACCGTTAAAGTCCCTTGATTGCATGGACATGGTTACAGCAGGCGTGGAGTCCGTAGACCCGTTGAAGGACAAATCCGGTATAACCCTGCGTATCAACATAAACTGATCGCCATCACCGATGTCAAAGTCTGACGACTCGATAAACGCCGGCACGGCAATAGAAGGTGACTGACTACCGTCATCCAAACCACGCTCATGATCGTATAGATAGCTATCTGGACTTGGAGCCTGCGGATAACTACGCTGGCCAGCCCCACGATCATTCCACGCGGTACGCGCAAGAGAACCGTAGTACCAAACCTTTTCGCCGTAGTTGTAGATTACATACTTGTCGATCTCATCTGACGATTCAGAGCAGTAGAACCACCAAACTTCAGTCTGACTACTCAAACTACCCGCATGGATTTTAAAGGACTGATTGCGATTAAGGTCGCTAAACACATAGTCCCGTACAGAACATGGGATCGGCATTACACGACCATCGTAAACGTAAAAGTTTTCCTGACCCATCCAGAACACGGTGTCATTGATGCTGATAGCAGCGTTAGGCCCAGCAATCCTGATGTTGTCCGCCAGCATCGCTGTACCAAAAGTAAACGGCGGTCCTGTGAAGTGCACGGAATGTAATGTCGTATCCGTCCAGACAAGCGTCTGACGGCTAGTGCGAAGCGCGGTAATAATCTCAGAGCCTTGAGACAAGCGCAGATCACCTGCGGTATTGGTGGCC